GGCCAGAGGTGCTAAGCATAATGCTTGCATCTCTGTTCCATTGGAGATATCCCCTGGCCTTTTGTTAAGCGGTGTCTAAACTAAGACAGTCGCGATCGCGCACCTGACCATTTGGTCAAGTGTTTCAAAACAAATGCTTCCCACGAGTGGGAAGTTTCCATCAGGCGAGTAACCCCATCTCGGGGTGGACCGCTCGACACGCCTAAACTTAGGGTTTTCAGACTCGCGAAAAGCGAATCTGCCCCTCCGAAGGCCTCCTGCAAGAATAGATTTCAGCAAGGCTGGGCTGTTTAAGTCCCCGCCGCAAAATCGCTGTAAATCTCCTATCCAGCGTTTGAGCTTCCGCATTTCGCGGTTGCCTCTTCGGCCATCATGGAACAGACAGCCAATTTCGATAAGATCCCAGGGCTCGATACACAAGGAGCTAAGGGTCCTAGCGAACGCATGATACGACCAACAGCCATTTTCGTCTGCATCCCAGATAGGGTTGGGGACAATTATGCCTGCATCTACACTCTCATCTGGAGGAATCAAAGGAATATCCTCCGTAAGTATTGATAAGATGGTAGTCAAAGTCCTTTGTAAAGGAATTTGATGTTGGGCCGACCACAAGGATAGACGGTTAAAGCAGGAGAACAAGTCTTGGTCAGAAGCATACCTCTTTAGGTATACACCTCTGCATTCATGGCCATAATAATAATCGTGGCCACAAGACTCTCTAAAAGGACCTGCATTAAAGCTCTTCGCAAGGTTTACCTTCAAGCCTAGTTCCGTTAGGACCCGGACAAGAAGATCATAGGCGGCTTGGTCGATAGCGATATCGTCTCCAAACACGCCAAACTCGCTCTTAATTCCTAGAGTGTCATACACCCCAAGAACCAAGGAGGTAAGAAGAACTGTTTGCAGTGGGAATGTAAAACCATTTCCCATAGTCGACACCATATCAAGAGCTAGGACGCTCTTGTCTGGCAGACGCACACTTCCTGTCCTAAGGATTTTAATCCAACGGACGAGAGATGGCGGGAACATGTACTCCACAAGCGCAAGACTAATATAGTCACTGCACTGCGTGAGGTCCATTGTTGCATAAGAACCATCGATGGAACCGATGCGAGCAAGTTCTGCGTTTTTCACAGACTGCGTCGACAAGTCGATCCCGGTGTTCCTACGCAATACATCTTCCATACATTCACCTAAGCCCAATTGAAAATAGGTGCTTAGGGAAGGCTCTGTTACGACTATCCTTCGTTTCTGATAGGACTTCGGAACGAATGAGAGGTTCCCACTCATCTGTACTTCCGCTCTACCATGTCTAGCTTGTCGCGCCATTTCGGCAGCTTCGCAGACAGGATTATAAAGAACGGACGACTCATACCAGGATCGTATGAACTCTGACCCAGCAGTTTGAGCAGAATCACCAACCTTAAAATACAACAAGGAGGGCTTATCGCCTAAACCGACACTTCTACCAGGTCCAAATCTGGCAGCGCATTCAATCCTAGCCATTGTTATGGCAGGATCGTCCAAGCTTTGCTGCTCGAACCAGCTGAAAAGGAATTCACGGGCCGTAGCTATGGAATAGCCTACGGACGGACTTCCATCCCAGTCTCTGAATGCTTGAAGACTTTGACAGCCGCAGAACCTGTTGGCTGCCAAGAAGGCTTCAAAGGTCTCACACTCTGCAGTTTCAGCCGACTCTATCTCGCTCTTTTTGAAGGAGGAGCAGAGTAAGCTGGCTCGTACAAACTCATCGGTTGACAAGTCTGTAGGAAGTCCTGCAGGGTATGGATCGAACCGAGACCCTCGCGGATCTGGAACGATAGAAAGATCGTGACAGAGAGCGTCAAAAAGAACAGCACTTGTAGTGCTAATACTGTCCACATGAATCTCCTAAGGTAGGAAGGTTCAACAACCTCAATGGATGCCATCAGATGACGCCGTCCATGAAGGACGCCGCTAATCCCCCAGCCTGAGCATTGAATAGGCCCCCGATAAAAGACATAAAAGCTTTTATCTCATTCGGGTCTGCCGTGTCAACACCTGCTGGAATGACAAACTCAAAGCGACCAAGGATAGGTACTGCAGCTTGGCCAGCTAAAGGAGTCGCCCCCTTCATAACAATCATCTTCCAAGTGTTCCGAGGAACCGAGGTGAGACGACCTGTAGAAGGGTTTACAAGGGATAGCGGCTTGAATGCCGCAGGCCTCGTGAATGACACAAGGAACGGTGACGCGACGGAGTGTAAGGATACATCAGTTTGAGTGCCTCCTAAAGCGGAGACAACAAACTGCTTTCCTAAGGGACTTGGCGCCGTGTCGGCGGTAAGGGTGTACGTGGGTGACGTCAACCCAGAGACAGCTGCACCGGTAACCGGTGACGATGGAGAAAATGCCATGATTATCCTCATAAGAGGGTGGGATTGGTAGAATCCGTCTTTACCTGTTTTGTACGGACCTACATTTCTGCATGCCGAGGACAAAGGTATTAAACCATTGTCCTGAATTCGGCATCTGTATCCGCAGGTCGTTAAACCCAACGGCAAGAGAGGCTTTATCACGATTAAACGCAAGTTTCTCAAGCTTGCATAGTGATGGGATTGTTGGCCAACGTATGGCATTATTGCCAGGGAGTCCTACAAGGACTAAAATCCCCAAGACATGCGATCTGCGTGTCTCGCAAACGTAGACCAGGTTCTCAAAACTGGTGAAAAAGCCGTTCAGAGCCGAACCTGTCGTACTAAAGTAGTCGAGCAGGAACGAACCCGGAATGAGTTCGTAGATCGTGGGAACAAAGTCCTTAGCTCTTAAGGAAAACTTGTCCCTAAACTTTGTAAGTGAGGGGCCATCGGCCTCTGACTTCATTGCGCCGACCAATCGAACCTTGTACGAAGCAAGGACCTGCTGTGATCGCATGATCATAGCCCAGCCATTTTCTTCGAACTGTGCAGAGGAGTTTCCAGAAACTTTTGTTTCGAACGTCGGTGATGACGCTGAAATACGTGTCACCACCCTGTCCTTAAACAGGCCTTGGATAGCCTCTACAGCGGAGTCGAAATCCCCAATTAATGGGGCGACCCCGTAAGTCCACTGAAGGTATGCCTTCTCCAGCTTATCTGCAAGACGCCCGGGTTTCGACCTAAGCGCTCTAGCTAATAAGCCAGCACGAGATCTATAATTTCTAGTCTCGCGAAGGATACTTCTTAGTGGATGGCGTACCATACTCACAGTCTCTTTGAGTTCACCCAAGAAAGTCGGAGTGGACCACGGCGATTGATGCTCCCTGATTTTACTCAGAAAAGCCAATTTCGCCATGCTGCGAGCCTCTGCAAGATCAGGCAAGGCCACGGAATTCATTGCCCCAATGAGGGACAACAGGTATGGAGTACCCTCTACATTAGTTAAAACTATGTAGGGCTTCAAACCTGGGAACGTGCCTTGCCACTCCCAATTAACGGATTGAATCCGTTTTTGAGAGGGCATAATAACGCGACTATAAGGAATTGTCGCGTCGAGCATACCCGTAATCTTCTCCCTAAACTTCGGATCTTCTCCTCCGACTTTGGTGTTCACAGTTGGCGTTTTAGCACTGCCAAATGTAGCCCAACCTAGGTCCTTGGTTCGAATCGTTCTGTACTGGGTGTTGATATACGGAGGCAGCCTAGGCCTACGCGGTTTTCTAAATCGCTTACGCTTAAGCAGCTTGCTCATGTAGACCTCACAAAGGATGTGCAGACACCCGGAAGG